TAGGTTTGCTCAACATGTGGACACACATCGCAGTACTAATTGAAGCGGCGACACATCCCGCGCTTTTGCGTCTGATAATTCTCCAGCCCGCGTCATTTGTTTTGGCTGCGCAATTATTCATTGAGTTTACCCATTCCGGTTGACCCGAATGAATGAGCCTCAAATTGGAAAGACTGTCCGCAAGTTCTCCGCAAGCCTGATAAAACGCTTGACCGCTAACATCTATTAGTTTATGACCTGATTGCTCTAACTTTTGAGCAATTGAGGCAGTTGCGTACTTATCATAAGCAATTTGAACAGGACGGTACTTCATAGCCCAATCATGAATTGAACTTGCCATTTTAACCTCATCGATTGCCACTTCAGAACTGAAGGTTTCCATTACACCAACCGCAATCTTGCCATCAATGATTTGAGCAGCGACCAATGCCCCAGTTCTTTTACTTGGACTAACATCGAATGCCATTACAGTCATTGCGCCAACTGGCAAAACTAAATCTGAGACTGAGGTTGCTTCAATAGAACCAAAAGTCCAAGGCGAAACCTGAGAGTCAATCCACATACATAAAGTTTCAGTTAAAGTGGCTTCAATTGAGTTAGTTGCGATCGATTCCTCGATTGCTTCCTCGGTTACGGTATAACCCAGCGCAGGGTTAGCCATTGCCCAAAATTTACGGTTTCTAATGTCTTGCCTTGCTGCTAATGGTGCTGAGTACTCCCAAAACCCAAAAGTCTTTGAAGGGTAATCCATTGCCCTTTCTCTTAAATCATTTAAGACGGTGCTGAAGGCGTCACCTGCGTTTGAGGTAAACAATGTTTGCGAATTAGGTCTTGCCCTAGTTACCGGAACAGCCGCTTTAAAGGCTTCCTCACTAATCTCGCGTAACTCATCAATATAAAGGAAATCTGCGGTCTTGCCTCGGCTACCGTCTCGAGTTGCTGCAACGATCTCATAACGAGCGCCATTTAATAAAGTGATTGATTCTTGACCATTGGCATAACGAATGCGTCTTACTTGCGCTTTTAGAAAATCATTATCCTCAATCGTATTAGCAACCTGCCTAAAGGTATCCAATGCCATGTTTCTATTAGAGGACATTGCGATTATGTTCATTTCTCCAAAAAGGAACAGACCAGCCAAGATACGCATTCGGGCAAGGTGAGTCTTACCGACTTGGCGAGCGCATAACAACAAATTCGACTTTCTCACGAATTTATTCTCACTATCGACGGAAAGCATGTCGGAAAGTACATAATGTTGCCAAGGCAGTAAAGGCATTCCAATTTTCTCAGCAAGTTGAGCCACTTCATCAATGCGAGACTTATTTTTGAGCGGCGGGGTCTGAATGCGTGGTTTTGTGTTCCCAAGTATGGGCTTTTTTGTTAGCCCTCGTTGCGCCGGTTTGCGTTTGGCTTTTGAAAGTTTTTGTTCGGTCGTCATGGCTTTTCAAAAGGCGACGAAGGTCGCTCGGTTACCGTCTCAGGGAGAGAAGGTTCTGAAAAGGCAGGGGGGGTAGAAGCACCCCTAAAAAAACGGCTGCCCTTGCGTGAATTACACGACTTACACGCTGAGGTTAGGTTGTCCATGTCGAACAAATCTCCGCCAACCTTACGCGAGGTTATGTGATCGACTGTCGCATTGCCACCCTCTAAGTGTGTACCGCAGTAGGTACAAAGGTATCCATCCCTTGCCAATACCCTAAGCCTTAAGGCTTTCCACTTACCTGTTCCAAGCGCTTGTTTACTCAATGCCAACCCTTGTTATTAAAGTGTTCCCATGCTGCACACGCATTGATGTAGCCTTTATCATCTAACTTATAACGGTGTTTAATATATTTAAGACCATAATCTATTTGAGTGTAGGCGTCTAACTTGATCATGAGTTTGTTCTTTAGTTGTGGTATGCCATAGGTTTGATGAGTACCACCTAAGTTACCTACTGCCTCTACACGCCAAGCGCTCTCTTTACCATACAACTTAGATAGGCAACTATATTGTTTGCCACTCTTTATTTGTTGGGCTGCATAGGTCTGCACACTAATCTGAACAATCTCTTTGTCAGTAACGGAATCAATCTTTTTATCGTACGCCTTAATGCTAATTAAGCATAGGGCTGCCCCAAATGCTACTAGCAACGAACTCGCGAGCAATCCGCTAAAGCGGCTCGCGTTCGCGCTTTTAGGCGCGTCGCTTGCTTGAAGCATAATCCTCTTGTCAAATCCCTTACGCATTGATTTGCCTTTCGTCTCATTATGTGAGATGTGATTTACCTCACAATAACTATTTTGCAACTATACCTAAAATCATCCTCATCTAGCCAAGTATCTGAATATCCATTGTCAGCCATAACCCTCACTCCACTCCGCACCACAATCCATGCACTCATGGAAGTAATCTTTGTTGTAATTAGTTGTGTTGGTGTTGTACTTTAAACACTCAGGGCATTGATCTTTTCGCATACCTTACAGTTCTCTTTATCATAAGTCCAAGAACCGCAAGCACACCGAATAGGCTCAGTCATTTAACAATCCCATGAACTGACCCATTGGAAGCAAGACCACATAGTCCTCAACCTTCTCACCCTGCCCATTGCAGCGTAATACTATGAATGAGAGTTTATCGGATTTACGCTCTTTAATCTGTTTAATCCACGCCAAAGGGCTGAATTTTGTTACTGCTTTTACCTCTATGTCATAGGGAGTTCCTAGGATGTCACTCCCTTGGCGACCTGCACCGGTGGACTCAGCATAGGGATACCAAGTTTTTAAATACTCAGCAACTACCTTTTGAGTCCGGTAACCTCGGTGTTTACGGTGTTGGCTCATCGAACTCAAACAACTCTAATGGAATACGCCAACCACTAATTGAGTCATCCCATAAATCATCTATGGCAAAATGACTTGCCTCAACATGACCGAAAACAAAGACTTGAGAAAACTTTTCCTCATCCATGCACTTTGTGGCAACGATTGTCTTGCCCCAATCCTTTTGCCAAAAGGGAACGGAGTTTCTAGTCCTGACCGATCTAACCTCTATGCCTTCACCTATGTCACTCAATTGAAAGCGCCTGTTGTGTAACTCGTTTGGATACCAAGGCACATTCCATGAAAGGTTGTAAAGTTTAGCCGCAGCCCACTCGCAAACATTGGCTCTTATGTTTGCCAATACCTCATGCTCAAGTTTGCCATTAGCCTTACCTTCAGCATAGTTAGGGCGGTCGACGGAATCCCATTTGGCAAGCCATCTTTCAATGGCAAGTTGGGTAGCCACCCTAACCTCATCCTTAGTTAGGTCTATAATCATTGCGGTTTTGTAAATAGTCCTCGAAGCCACACCTAAAGCATTTAACATAATCCTCATGAGTTAGCATTCGAGCGTCTCCACAAATCTCACAACACTCATTTGAAGGCACAATGTCAACTTCAATGCCTTTATCGGTAAATGTTGCTCGAACCCCATTCGGGTCAATCATCTCTAAGTCACCCATTGTTTACCGACTCCCATCTAGCATTCATTACTTCATCCCATAAACATTCAGGCGAACAAACATAAGATGTGTGCGTTCTTGTTAGTCCCGAAGTCCTACCATTGACAACAAATAGGGTCGATTTTTGATGGTTTTCGCACTTAGGACTTGTTTTAAAATTCTTGTTTGGAATTACCTGTAAGAATTTAACATAATGTAACATTATTCAGAGCCTTCGAAATACCATCTGCCATTGGCTGATAATTTAGCCCATTGTGCCGGACATTGTTGGTCTTTAGGTTTGCCACAACCGCAGACATAACCATAATAAGGCTTACCCCCCTTGGAAATTCCCTCTTTCAAAGTTTGTTTACCTTTTTCACATGGCATGGGTATTGGAGTACTTGCAGGTAATGAGTCAACGACTTCACCTACTGACCAAACAGTTTGCTCAGGTTTATTATCAGCAGCAAAAGACTCTCTTAATGCTGTTTCTATTATTGCTGAATTACCTGACTTGCCATAAAGGTTTTGCCTTGATTCTAGTTTTTCCTTAAAGGTTTTGTTTTCAGTTTGCACAACCTTTTCCATTTCAGCCCTGTTTGCTCTAGGCGCTTTTACACCGTCAACAGTTGTTGAGTATTGAGGCAAACCGGTATTAGTTATTGCTCTTGCATAGGCTGAGGTTTCTGCCTTTTCAATAGCGAATTGAGTCTTTACGCTTTCACCTGCTAACCCATAAACCCAAGGCAATTGATCAGCCCAAGTTCTATAAAGTCTGCATGTGACATAGATCACGCCATCCTCTATTTTCCACTCTGATTCCTGTCTCATGTCAGGGTTATCTTTAGCGAACAGTTCAATTCTCTGCTCGGCTGTCATGTAGTTACTTAGATCAAAAGCCATTATTCACCCCCAAAATCGTTTTCGTAGCCATCTAACAATTCGTTGTAGATTGCCGCATAACCAATGATGTCTTTAATACTGTCTTGATGGCTTGGACTTTCTGCAAGTCTTGAGACCTTGACGAGCAACATGCAGCAACTGACTTGCATTGGTGAAATGTAATCTCCAAGGTAAGCACTCCACAACTCTGAGATTCTCTCATGATTTGTTCTGCTAGACCCATAAATTTTACCTCTGTCATGCAATGCCACCTTCGCCTCGTCGAATAAGTTATTTGTTTTGCTCATAATCAAAAACCGCCCTTGACTTCATTCGTTGTAGTTTTTGTTGGTGTTCTAAACTGGCTTTCCATCCTGAGGAACGACCAGCCCAAAATCCTTGCTCGTAATAATGCTCTTTTAAAGCCATACAAATTAAGCCTACTGCGAGCGCAGCAAACATTCCGGCAATTGTCCATAAACCTGCATTCATGATTTGACCCTTTCCTTTTCAATATAACTTGCAATCAATGAAAATAGTTTTGCCCTTAAACTTCGGTTTGAGTCCTCAGGTGATTCACCTATTGAACTAAATTTGCCCAAAACATTCTCGGTGGATGACATGTATTGGTCAGTATCTGCCAAGTAAATTAATTTAAACTTGGAAGTTGCAACGCTCTCAACTACCTCGATCATACTTTTAGCCATGACCCTGCATAATTGGTTGTAATTATTGGCTGATCAAATTTAAGATCATAATTGGCTTGATACTCAAAACCCTCTTGCTCTAGGTATTTGATTGCCAAGACTAAGGCTGCGCTATTCTCAACCCAGTAAATATACTCATGCTGAAAATTAGGCTCATCACCAAACCTAGTAATCTGCACTTCCCAGTCAATGCCCTTGAACTGCATTTGACTTTCTGTCAGCCTTTCAAAATCCTTGGCTGTAAGTTTCATACTTTCCTTTCCGTTACACCAAATCCGTTAATTTGGATAAGTAAAGGATGACACAAAGAACCGACACTCACAAAGGAAGTGTCGGCGTGTTTTATAACGATTTGATAACGAACCCTAAAGGTTAACCGTAGGTTTTACCTTCAACGGTGAAACTGCCTGACCTGTCTATTGGCACAAATACAGGGGTCACCTTAGTATCTTTAACATACATTAAACCAAATCCTTGTTGCCAATTGCCACTTCCACCTTTTAGGTAACGAGCGGATTTAAAATTCATGAGATTTCCGATTTCTAGACCCCATAAGGTTTGCCCTATTTTGCCCCCTGAGGACGCCGTAATCGCACTTAAACCCGCACGATGAGTATGTCCACACACCACACTTTTGCCATGCCTTATAGCCAATCCTAAGGCTGTTTGACCACCTTTTTGAGACATAGTGCCTTCGTCGCCATGAAGGATAATCCAATTGGGTGCAATAGTCATAGGTTTACGCCAAAATTTAATTCCAAGGGAGTCAAGCCCAAGCCAATTTTCAAACCTTAATTCAGGTAATGCACCAAAAGCGGGCAGCCTAGTTTTGATTGAGTTCCATAAACGATCAGTATGGTTAGACCGAACCATGTCGGTTACTTGAAGTTGTTCTAATATCTTTTGAGTAAGTTTGCGATCTCTGTCAAGTGTGCCAGCAAACTCACCCGCCAATCCTCTTTCCCATTTAGATAATTGAGGGAGGTCAATTTCGTCTCCGACCGTTGCGACTTGATGAGGCTTCCATCTCGCAATAAATCGTGCAAGGTTTCTAACTGCAATTGGGTCATGGTATGGTATTTGAAGGTCTGAAATCAGAACAATTCGCTTAATTTAGTCCTCGTCCTCGTAGGGGTCATGGTCAGGATTAACAGGATTGAACTCCGGTGTTGTTGGTGTTAACCAATCAGGGAAAGTATTTTTATCACACATACCCATTGCCTGATCTACCGGAAACCCTGCTCGTCTTAGGCTCAAGTAATACTCACGAACGCTTATTGCGTAACTATCTAAGCGGGTAAGAACCTGCTCATGCTGATACTTACCTTTTCGGCGAGTGATCTTTCTTTTTTTCTTTTGAGCCATAAGTACAGTTTACTTTCTATCGGTGACAATCCTCAGTAATTCCTCTTGGCGAGTTTCAATTCTTGCCAAACGATCAGCAAG